TTAAGCTCATCAGTAGACTTGAGAGGAAAGACAGACTTAAGCTCGTGAGTAGTATCATAGATTTCTTTCTGACGATCTTCAGAGAGATCCAACTTACCAGCAGTAGTAAAGCGAGAAGAAACATAGGTAGGATAGTCGCCTTGCTGCTCACACTTAATCTTGAAGTTAGCTCCTTCAGAACCAAGGTCAAAGATACGAGCACCAAACTCTTCTGCATCATCACCTTCAATAGCATCAGTAACAATCTTGTGAAGCTGCTTACCATAAGAGAGAAGCTTAACCTTACCGTTGTTTTCTGGGTTGGTGGGATCGTCTACAACATAGACATTAACAAGCCACTTCTCTTGACGACGAATAGCTTGAGCTTTTTCCTTTTCAGCCTCAGAACCAGTACGGCTTGCCTTGAAGCGCTCTTCAGAGATAGGGCAACGCTCACCAAAGGTTTGAGGGCTAAGGGTTTGAACATACTGACCGGTAGCAAAGCTATTCCAACCAGTATTGAAGTAGTGAAAGAAGGTATCAGCAGGAGACTTACTATCTGGAAGTAGGCGGACCGTATAGGTATTACCTGGCTTGCAGCGAAGGATCTCGCTAAAACGATTTTGCTTGCTATCATTAGAAGCAAGAGCTCCTTTGATACTTTCGAACATGGACATATTAAACGCACTCATAATTACTTTATTATTTTACTTTATTTTTACTTGTTATCAACTATTTTTTTAATTAGTTTTACTCCGTCTTTGGCCTTCGACTTAAATGTCTCTGAACCATAGAATTTTGTGCGCGTACGCGCGAAAATTGTCATGAAATCTGGAACAATAAAATTGAGAACGTCCTGTTCAACATCTCTTATTGCTCTATCAATCTCTAATGCATGTAGAAGATAGAATGTAATCCTATGTTCCTGCAAATGTACTAATGCTGTTGGCATATTTTGTGAATAGGCTGTCCTATACTCATCTATTGTAAGAGAGTTCCTTTTACAATAGGTAGCAATAAACTTTAACCCCTCTTTAAGGGTTGTAATGTTCTCTTCATTATCAGGATTAGATACCTCCTTCTCTTTCATATACATTGAGTAACACTTTAGTGCCTTTCTTGTATTGAAGAACTGAAGATCGAAGTATTCATCTTTAGAATAGATCTCAAATGGTGCAATAAACCAATCCCTATAATTGATATTGTTATGCTTCTTAAAAAAGTTCCCTAACTTCTTAAGAGACACAAAGTCTTGATCTTTTAACTTACTAAAGTCCTTTCGAAACTTAGTAGGCTGACCTTTTGCTGAACGAGAAGCAAATAGGTAGCTATTATAGATCTGCTTTTCTTGCTCGCTAACCATCTACAGTCATTATAACAACTCTATTGTAGAAGTCAACTATTCATTAGCAAAGATTGTCTTATTTTGATTCAAATATTTAGTAATATATTTGGATTCAGCAATCTGTGGTTCAAACTCAATAAAGATCTTAACAAGTTCGAAGTTAGTCTCAACTGTAATAAGTGTCTTAAGAATGTTTCTTAGTTTAGACTCTTTAAGTACAAGTACAAAAATGTTCTGGAGTGACAGTCTCTTACCTTTAAGTAAGCAACAGTAAGTGCAGAAGCATAGCATAAGATGATCTATCTCTCTCTTTGCAATAGAGCCGGATGGGTTAGGAACTTTTGGAGTCTGCATTATTGTATTGGGGTTAGTTTCTTTGTGAATGAAGCGAATGTATCAGTAAGCTTACCTCCTGCAAGGTTATGAGCTCCTCCACCATCACAAAGTTTTTCAGCGAGTTTGCCGAGGTTCAACTGTACACCTTTCTTCTTTCTAAATGATACAACCTTAAGATCAAGGTTAACCATAATAGCAACATCTGCATCATACTTATCCAGCATGTAGTTTGCTACTTCATTTACCTGCGCTGCTACAAAAGTAGATACAACTTTAAAGTCTTTAATCATACCAGCAAATTTCGGATTTTCTAACTGCTCTACAAACCGCTTGAAGTGTAACTTAATAGCACCTTTTTCCTGTGGTGTGTATTCTCTTAATCCTTCCTTAAATGACTCAATAAACTTCTCTGCTTTAGGTTTATTGTAACCATAATAAATAGCATTCAATCTCGCAGGGTCCATTTCTCTTGGAAAGTCAAATGACCAGCTATCATATTGATCAATTAGATCTACTAATGCTTCCTTTTCAGGTGTTACATTTAGCTTAGTTTTAAACTTTTCAAAGATCAACTTTGTACAAGAAGAGTATGGTGTTACTACAGCTTTAGCTTTAGTATACTGCTCAACAAACTTAGAATGCGTTTCGTGATGATCAACTACTACAACATTATCACGGTTAATTGCAATGGCTTGCTCTTCATTAAGGGATAAGTCACATACAAAGATCTTGTCGAAGTGATCAAGAGTGTTCCAACGATTCTTAAACTCATTAAGGATACTATACTCTGTTGTTTCGACAATGATTATATCATGACCGCTAAAAACCTCTTTAAGAAGCAAGGCAGAGCCTGCTCCATCAAGGTCTGAGTCAGTAAATATAAGTATGTGCACGTATATATTTACAATGCATTCTCAATAAATCAACTACCAGCCATTCCAGCAAGAGCTGTAAGCATACTATCATCTTCTTCAAGATCAACATCATTAGCCTGTTCAATGGTAAGGGTCTCATACCTAATCCTCATTGCTTGAGTCATACCTCGAGGACCATAACGGTTCTTCATCATACCCAATCTAATAATACCTAAGTCTCTATCTTCATCATTCTGGAAGATAGACATAATAACATCAGCAGTAGCAGCCAAGCCAATAGATTCTGAGATAGTAGCAAGGTCTGGGTTATCTTGATCAAAGCCAGCTCTATTCAACTGAGTAGCACTAATAACAGGACAATCAAACAGGTAAGACATTGCCCTACACTTCTCTGTAACATTCTTAATACGCTCATATGAGTTAGTACCAACAGTAGAGTGAATAAGGTTTAGATAATCAATAACAATAGCATCTAACTTAATACCCTGATCACCAAACTTCTTAATGAACGCCTGAATCTGACCAGGGGTAACAGTTGAAGGTGGAAACTCTTTAATAAAGATCTGACCAGGCTCATCCTTAACAGCAGCTCTTAATGAGGCCCCATTACTTGCCATCTCCTTCATAGGAATCTTTGAGATGTTAGTACAAATACGTCTTGCATATAGTAGCTCAGACATCTCAAGAGTAATTAGTAGAACATTTTTACCTTGATTAGCAATATTAGTAGCTACATTACCAAGGAAGATAGACTTACCAATATTAGTCTCACCAGCAAATACATATAGTGACTTACCATCTTTAATAAAGCCACCATCAAGAGCATCATCAAGCCATTCCCACTTACTTGGAATCTTATCTTGAACTGTATTCATATCTTCAATGATAGTATCAATACCACCATGAACATCTAAACCAAGATCAGTAACAAGACTAATATTACAGCTCTTCTCAAACTTATCAAGAATAGAAGCTGTATCAACTTGATCCGATCCAGAAATCTCTTCAGCAGACTCCATCATAGTATGATAGACTGCCTTCTCCTTTAAGAACCTTTCTGTATTCTCATACAGCTCATCTTTATCAAGTGACTTATCTATATCAGAGAATGAACTAACCAACCTCTTAAAGCTTGCTTTCTGCTCATCAGTAACAAGATAAGACTTAATCTCTGTATTAGTAGGTATCTTATTGCGACGCTCATTAAAGTCTTTGATAATCTCAAAGACACCAGCAATATCTCTATTTTTGAAATATTCTGGCTTAACGATATCAGCAATAGTACTCAAGTAACCAGAATCGGTTAAAGAGTTATACATGAGAACATTCTCAAAGTAGTCTAAATCAAGCTTACCCACGATCTTATTGTAATGACTTTTATGTTATTATCAACTACTAAACTCTAACAATCTTATCCGCATAATCAGCATAACGTTCAAAGAACCATGCCTGACCAGCTTTCCAATCATCTGTATATTCCCTCAAGCCAGGTGATGCATGTGTAATATATGCATCAATAACACCACACTTTAATCCTGCAAGTGAGGCATCAAGAGTATAAGCAAGATCATAGAAGTGAAACCCAGCTGGGCAATCTTCTGCAAAGCGAATCTTCTTAAATGCTTTTCTTGAGATGGCTAAGAATACACCATCCATAATAAGAGCTTGGTGTGGGTAAGGTCCAAATGCTGTCATTGACTTCTTACCTTTATTCAAATGAGCTACTGCACCATGTAGATTACCTCCTTGGAAACCTCCACCCATAAGATGCCATAGAGCTGGTTCTTGAATCTTAATTTGTGAAGCTCCAGCTACACCTAAGACATCATATGTCTCGAAATGCGTCTTTAGCTTTTCATAATCAAAGTTCTCAAGGATAATGTCATCATGGCAAAGAACAATGTGATCTAAGTTTTCTTTAATAGCAAAGTCAATAGCTTTATTGTATACTTGTTGTAAAGAGTCTTTATTACCCTCCTTGAAAAATACTTCAAGAGAGTGATCTTTAGTTTGCCATAGAAGAGTATCTTCTTTCTTGCCCTTTGTTGCAGAGCATATAAACAGTTCGTTATTCATGTTGTTGTTTTTTAAAAGAATGCGAAAGGAGACTCATGAGCAAATTCACCAACCTTATTAAATCGATTAGTTTTCTTATTAAGCCTCCTAATAACTCCCTCATCGAGTTTCATATAGTTCTTACCTGGAATAGTTGAGAAGCATCCTGAGTTGTTATAATGTAGTATAGAGCCAACTCTTGCAATATATACTTCATTTGTATCTGTATCAACAATAGATACGGCAAATGAACCACACAATAGTTCTAATGCTTGGCGAATATACCTTACCGGGTTAGTTCCTCTATCTCTATCCTCTTCCATAAACTTCTGAATCAAGTTTACAATGAGAGCACTATCTACAGGATTCTCAATATGTGGGAGGTACTTTTTACGAATCTCATTATCATTTGTAATTACACCATTATGGAAAACCATAAACGACATAGTATCAAACGGGTGAGAGGTTTCATAAGTCCAGCTTCGTTGAGCTGAAGTAGGGGCTTGAACATGACCCATAAAATATTTAGCTCTTTTTGAGAGGTTCACATCATCATAATCAATAGCACCCTCTTTCTTAAGAGTGAACTGATCATCATAAGTAAGTTGTACGCAACTACTTGCAAAAGTACCACGGTCCTGATTAGCGGCATATAATACCTCTAACATAGTTTTATCAGGACAACCAAATATAGCACACATTCTTAATATAATTTAATCTAATATTACAGCTTTGCAAGCTTAATGTTTTGCTCTTGACGATACTTAGCAGTGAGTTCCTTACTCTCCTCTTCACGACCATAATAGAGTCGAAACTCTTTAGGAATGCGCCAGAAGAAGTCCATTGCACCAGTCTCTTCATGAAAAGCAAAAGTGTAGTGAGGATACATTGTACCATCAACATCAATCCACTTCTTACGCTTTTTCTTGGTCTTCTCGATCCCAAGTTTCAGAAGAGTATTCTTACCGAGACCCTTTACTTTGAATAGATCATCACTACTACGGAATGGGCGCATACCAACAATATTTTTCGCTGTTAACTTACCAACACCTGGTAGAGCTCTA